CCATATCTAAATCACCCACATCTGACCAATTACCAGATTTAACGAAGTCTTGGAGTTTTTCCTGAATCTTCGCTTTGTAATTTGGATCTTTTGCCATCAATTCTTGAACCTTTTCATGATCCCAAGAATTACCGAGTGGTTTGATTTCAGTGATCTTCTGTTCCGGTGGTTCTTGTAGATATTTAACCCAAAGTGGGTCGTCTTTAAGAATTTCTTTTATATCTTTGCTAGTCAAATAATCAGAACTGAGATCGTAGTTGTCATTCAGATAGTCAGGGTGATATCGATCTAGGTACTCAAACGAACTCTTATATTTGGGTTCCGTTTTTATCGCAATCTGAGCATGAGGATTACCGAAGTCATCGAGTAGAATTTCAACTCGTGAATTACCTCCGGCATAATGATCACACGCTTGCCCTTGCGTACACCACGCACCGCGTTTTCCAGCGTCGACAACGTATTCACGATGTTTCGGATTCTTTGTCACATCTTCAGGTGCTACGAAACGGAAACCGTCTTCGTATCGTTTTGTTTCTGGAATACCGTCGGCTCTGGAGAATCGCTTACGAGCGGCTTCGGCTTGCAATGCGCGATGTTGGTTGATACCGTGAACTTTCTTCACCGCTTCTTCCATGGTCAACCCTTTGAACCCTTCAGGTTTCATGCGAAGATGTTGCGGGAACTTTGATTCAGGGTTCGTCGCATTCAGAAGTTCGTCGATGAGGTGAGGGATACCGAGTTCTTCAATTTGATCAGGATATATTCCGTAAACCTTTGAATTAGGTTCATAAAGATCTAATTCTCTTAACCAATTTGGAGCGTCACCTGTGTTTCCAATTTCTTGAGCAATAGCTTGGTTAGGATTAAGGGCGTTGATATTAAAATCGGCAGCGTCGTCCCATTTATTACCGAGAGGTGTAGAAGCACCGCTTAATTCAGGAAAACCTGCCTCTTTTCTTTTACGATAAGTAGAGTGCATAGCCATCGGATCACTAACACCCGGATCAAAATGTAAAATCCCCTGATCAGCCAACTTTCGCACTTCGTCACTCGGTGTCGCCATGCGATTCTTGATGTATTTAGTGAGGGTGTTGTCGATCCAATTGGAAAGCCCTTGATCTTCAGGGCCTAATTTAGTTGGGTCAAAATTAGGATCTTCTGAATTTTCTAATGCTTCTAAAACCCTACCATTTCGATCTTTACGAATAAACCTACCGCCTTCTCTTACAATCTGTTCACCGGCATCAGCATTATGGGTCAGCATCGGTAGGGGTTTCAACCCCTTCAAAGCACGCTCAACCGAACCTGTCAACCAATTCTGCCCTTCCCTCTTAATGACGCCCATGCCGCCAGTCGATGGAATCGGAATCGGCATGTCGAGCAAGCGTTTGTCAGGAATGGGAATATGTCCGGTGCGTCCGCCGGAGGTCAATGGATTCTTGCCATACGACATGTCGTCAAGAAGTTCGGGTGATTGACCAAACAATAGGTCGCCAATTTGCATTCCTGCACCGTATTTATTCCACGGACTGTCGATCTTACCGACCTTCTTCGTCTCGTACTTGTTCAGCAGAGCTTTGACCTTCTTCGCTAGATCAGCTTGCGGTGCAATTAGCGGATTACGATCAGGTGCGCGAAGATCGTTAGGCTTCAGCTTTTCGTCAAGGTATTCTTTAAGAGTTTGTGCCATGTTACCACCTAATCGGAACAGTGTCAATGTTGTCAACAGAATCCATCAAATCTTTCAGCGGGTCAAACTCTTCAGGTAATTCAACAACCGATGGAATCGGTTCAGGGTACATGCGTTTGAACTTTTCCAAAATATCACGAGCTTTCTTTGGCAAAGCCATATATTGCTGCAAGGTCAATCCTGACGGTTTACCGAAACCAATGTCGGTTAAAACATCTTCCATGTAACCATCATCGTAATTGCTGTCATCAAGATTTATATCAATGACCATACCGCCTTCTTCCAATGGCGGCATTTCACCAGGTTCGCGATAAGACGCAATTGCTTCGTCAGCGGCTTTAATCTTCTTTAATGCGTCTTTGATTTTACCGTAGTGATTAATTGATTGATGGTTATAAGGAATTTCACCACGGATCATTTTACCACCCGCTCCCGGACCTTCCGTGTACATCGTACTGAGCTTCTTTATATTGTCTATGTTTAACCTTGGATAGTTATCCATCATGCTGCGATAGTACGCAGCACCGCCCATGATACTTTCTTCAGGGTCATAGGCGTCTTGAACACCCGTGTCGTATCGAGATTTACCGGCTAACTGCATCAACCCCATCGGGCCTTCTTTTGACTTTGCCAAATGGTCAAATTCTGATTCCTTCATCATCGCAGCAGGAACGAGATTCTCTGGTAAACCAAAGAGATCGTTGTAATACTTCGCTAAAGCAATGAATTCATCAACGGTGTGTCCTTTACGAACACGACCGGGTCCAAGGATTTTCTGATAGGTAGGTCTCGACATAGCTCACCCGCTGAGTGTTTACAGCAGTATAGGCCGCAACGGTGAGCAGAGCAAGCAAGTAGAGTTAAACGCTATACGGATTACTATAATCTTCTCCCCAGACCTCTTCTTCATCTTCGTCAGGCTCTTTATTCGGATCAATTGAGATCCAACCTTGGTCGCGCAGGAGTGCGAGACTCTGTGATAACGTGTCGCAGTTGTGAACCACTATACCGTTTGCAACATACTCATGACTGTTTCTCACTTGTAAGTTGTAAGTGATTTTTGTAATGTTCAGTCGCGTAACGCTTAGGATTTTTACGGTAGAGCTTTGCTTGATACATGTGTTCTTCACAACAGTATTCTTTTCTTGCTCTAGTCTTTTCGAAAGATTCTCCGCACCAAGGGCATTTTTCAATCGTTGGTTTGTAATCTCGTAAAGAGATTTTGTAACATCTTTCGCAGCAGAACCGATCTGTGTGTTTAGTTGGCTTAAACAACGTCCAACACGTTTCGCAAGGTTTCTCAACTTTGAGAGCACAGTACGGGGCGAGACCTCTTCTGAATTCAGATTCAACGTATTGACAGGTGGGTGAGCAAAATCTAGCCGTGTCAGGTTTCTTTGTTGAATAGTCTTTTCCACAAACTTCACATTGCTTAATTGTCGGTTCTCGTTTTGACATGTAATGTGGTTGGCCCCACACTTTGGCGAGTGATTCGGAGACGTGATTCCTATGCCATTCTCTCCCTTCTTCAGAGCGATGCCACTCGGCAGCGGCTGAAGACCGGTTGTCAAAATGTATTTCTGAATGACTTTTAGGATCGATAAGTTCCAAATTTGAAATGTCATTGTTGAGTGTGTTTTCATCTTTGTGATGAATTTGCATACCTTTTGGAATAGTTCCGTTGTAAAATTCCCAAACGTCTCTATGCAATGAAGAGTGACCTCTTCTCCAGTATTTTGCATCTTTGTAAAGATAGTAGGTTTTTCCGTTAAATTCACATTTTTCAGAATCGACCCATGGAGTGTATTCTCTTGGCATTTTGAACCTCGTTGTGTAAACACATTTACACAATACTCGCCTTTGTTAAGGGATGCAAGAGTTTTGTAACCAGATTCAGTCAAGATCGGATGGTTCGCAGTGCCTTGTAATGAGGAACCGTTTTCAAATAAGATTTCATAAATTTCATTTTCTCCAGTGGGACTTGAAACTTCTACAACTTGATCTCCGAATCGAGTCCACACTTTGTCACCGATTATCACATTTTCAATATTCTTTTCAGAAAGATCTGACATAAGAACTTTTGTCCCAGCGACAAAACAGAATTCATCATGCGGGCTATTTGGGAAACTGCAAACCTCGCGCAAGAAGTCTTCCGACCAAGTAACGAATTCCCCTGGAACCTGTTTGCTCTCTGGAATATAGACGCGCCCGTTGTAGACCAAATGAGAGACTGCGTGGAGGCGCATGACCTTATCAGGTCTTCCAGGATTGTACTTCCGCACTGGCAATCCTGCGCGTTGCAAATCTTGAATCAATGGGATACCAGATCCCTTGTCCTCAATCAAAAGAATGTCAACCGGAGCTTCTTGATCACCGTAAGTGTTCTTATAATCATCCGTCGCCTTCTTGCGTAGCTCTGGATATTTCAAGTGTTCCGTCCAGCAATCAAGAATCATCGCGCAATGAGGCGAATCCTGATCAGGGCGGAAGATTCCCAATACGAGGCAACCTGTCGGATCGTTTTCAGTTTTCTCAGTAAACGCCGTGTCATAGCTTTGTATGACGTATTCAAAGAACGGCATTGCTTTATTGCTCGACCATTTCTTGAACCAGCTCCGTTTAAGAATACCAGATTCTTCGATATCGATCAGTTCGGCATGAATCTCCTGGCGTCCGAGATTCGTTCCTTCGTACTGCGTGATTTGCCGCATGAAAGGAGCGGCCAAGTTGTTCTTATTCTCGTACGTACTACCCGTCGTTATAATAATCTTGTTGACTGGATGTCGGGCAAGTTTGACCAACTGTTGGATCAATGGAGTGGGTTTTGGTGTCGTGGTGACAACGCATCGTGGATTGGATCCAAGGCGCAAACAGAACTGGAGCATATCCCATGTCATTTGTTGCGTGTTGATGTCATAACCAGCGATTTCATCTACCCAAGCGAAATCGAACTGCGGGCCGCGCAAGCGCTCCGGTTCTTCGGCTGAGAACAATGTAGCTATCGCACCGTTCGGCCAAGTGACGCGACGCTTCGTTGATTCGTACAAGGGTTTGTTCCATGGAGGGCAAATGGGAACAAGACCTGATTGGCCTTCAACAGCAACGTCACGTGCATCTGAGGCAGTCGGGCTAATGACTGCGATACGCTTTGCTTGATTTGTTTCAACCATCTCTCGGGCAAGTTCTGCACCGACCCGCGTCTTACCAAATCCTCGACCTGCGAGTAGAACCCATGTCTGCCAACTGGTGCGAAATTTGCAAACCTTTTCTTGAACTTGGGATTGCCTAACCCAAACTTCAGGTTTCAGATGTGGAACGAGTTGCCAACCATCTTCACCTGGAATTTCATGGGATATGTCGACATGTTCGTTGTCGTGATGGTGACAACCTGGAAAGTTTTCCAAGCTGAGCTTTGACATCGTTTTGCTCTGTGCTTCTAAATAAGCGCACATGCAATAAGATGTCGACTTTGACTTCTCATGATCCGGAGCCAATTGCTTCGGACGGCCAAGGAACTCCCAAGAATATTGAAGTCTGCTCGCATCTTCGTCAGACATCGCGCGGATCATTTCCGCCCGCTTTGTTGCTGGTAAGAGGTCAAACTTCTCCCTTGCGCTGAGATATTCTTTGTCTTTGTCAGTCATTATTGTCAAATGTTATATCTGTGATCTCAGCTTCAATGGCATCGAGGAACCGTTGCTTCGTCTCCTTGAACTCTATCGGCCCTCCGTTGGCTCCTGTAACCTCGGTCGTTTTGACTTCTTTCCATCCGGCGCGGCGGCTGAGCCAGAAGCGAACCATATCCGTATCGCCGCTCAGAGCGCTCTGCAGAGCAATCTTGGCGACGCGTTGATTGATCCGCCCTTGAGCGGTCTCAATCTCGTAGGCGTAATACTTCGCTAACAGTTTCGGTTCAATGCGGAGAATAGCAGCGACATCGGTCGTACTGGCGCCGAGGGCAATCATTTGCTCTACTTGCGTAGCTTGAGCATGAC